GATGTTCTCGAACATGTTCATCTTCTTTAGAATCTTCATGAAAGTCATGAGACCATTACGCTCGCTGTCTTTAAGCAGATCAGACTGTTTGAAGTCGCCCGAGAAGACAACACGACAGTTTTCGCCGATACGAGTGATGACAGAATCTAGTTCTTGATATGTCATGTTCTGCATCTCATCTACGATCACGATGCAGTCGTTAAACGTAGTACCTCTGACAAATGAAGTAGTCTGAAAGTCTACGATGTTCTTAGTCTTGAGAATCTCGTAAGCGTCTCCTCTCTCGAAGAGTTCGTTGCAAATAGTGCTGTATGGTGCCTCATAGACCTTAGCTTTTTCTTTAGCGGATCCAGGTAAGAATCCCATGTCTCGAGTGGGTACTACAGAACGCAAAATGACGACCTTATGCAGATCGCCATGGCCTTCCATTACTTCTAGTAGGGATAGATAGAGCGAGATAAATGATTTGCCGGTACCAGCAGAGCCGTGAAGTAGTAGATTTTTATCTCGTGAGAAAGCTTCGAAAGTCTTTCTTTGATTATCGGTAAGAGGTTCAATGTGTTTTATATACAGCCCTCTTTGCTGTGGTTCAGACTGACCCATTCTTGCGGCCTGTCTTCTTTGCTTTTTATTTAATCTTAGTTCTACTACTGTGTTCATGTAAGTATCCCTACTGGTTGGAGTGACTCACTTAAACATTACAAACTAGTTAAAGAGCCTCCCGCCTTAGCCTTGATCTTATTGACCGCGGCACGAGTCTTAGACTCTCTAATTCCCTTAGAACCATATTTTTCTGCTAGTGGAGATGTAGGATTAGCATGAGCAATCCTTGAAATCATCTCGGTCATGCCAGAATCTGGCTTTACACGATCACCCGTGCCTCCAACGATATTACAGGCCACGGGTACTTTAGTGATGTGTGGATTTTCTTCGAGGAACAGTTCGGATTCAGAGATGCCCATTAAAGCATCCCACATCTCACCGGTATCGTTGTTTCTAAACGTATAAGTTGGAATGGAAAAAACTCCTGTTCATGATATATTTATCAATTAGTCGGCTTGACGAGTCAGAAAAGTCTTTCTAATCTTCTGAGGATTAAAGTACTCTACGACCACATCGATGGCATCGTCGATATCATAGTTCTTACAAGAGAAGATATCGATATAGCCTTCGCCGGTATTATCATTGAAGTGCGCGATAATGTTAGAAGTCTCGATAAGCTGAATCACCGTCCAGCCAGCAAGATGATACTCGTTCTTGCCAAAATGAATGATCTGAGGTTCACCATGAGGAACCATATCGATTCTTTGCACCAGCTCTTGAACCCATGCTTTGAGCACTTTTGGATTCGTGATAGCGTCTTTGTCGCACCCTCCACAGTCGAGGAGAGTATGGTACCCCCAATGATTCATAGCTTATCTCCAAAAGATCTATTTATCTAGTATTCATCATCTTCTAGATGCATGAGATCTTCCAGATCTCGAGCTCTAAGCGCCTTTACGAGACGTTTTTCCTTTCGATGCTGCCGATAGTCATCGATATCTATGTTGTATTCTTCGTCGTCGTAGTATTCTTCTTGATAGTTACGGCGGGTCTTAGACATTGGTTTAGTAGTTCTCTCTCTTAAAAGTTTCGATTTCTTCTGCGGTGAAGTTGTGCTTCTTCTTCAGGTGAGCGGTCAGTGGACCAGGCATATAATATTGGCTTCCACGAGAAGAGATGCATCCAAACGGACAAGCTCTCTCTAGTTCCTCGTTTCTGACGCCAGTGCCAAGTCCAACACCCGAAGGCTTCTTTTCTTCTTTAGGAATATTTACTTCTTGAGGCTTTTCTGGAAGCAGGCCAGGAAAGGTCTTGTATACCAGATCATACGTGATGCCTGGGAACGGAGACTTCTTATCCTTCATAGCCAGAACCATCTTAGCGTCATCGCGATCGATGCCCTCGATGAACTGTACAAAGATAGACTCGCGCTTCAGCTTATGCAGGCCAGGATTGCCGCCTCGAATGAAGAGATACATTCGACGGAAATCACTATAGTAATTGCTTTGCTGATCCAGATACTCGTTAGGATTATAAGGAGGATCACCATCCGGAAGTTCGAATACCACAGTAGGATCGAACATATACTTCAGAGTCATGACCAACACAGAGTTGTCGGCACACGTAGCCAAAGAGTTTTGACGATCGTTCTCGTTAGGAAGATCTGAAATCTTCTTCAGAATCTCTGCTACACCCAGTCTTTTAGCCATTAATGATTCCCTGTTCCTTCAAGTCTTTTACCATTTGTTCCCATTGCTTACGTCTGTAGCAATCCGGAGAAACATTTCTAAAATAGTTTGATTGCGGATAAAGCGCGTGATAGATCTTAGCCGCAACTTGTTCGTTACTCATCTTCGCCATATAGCCATTCTCCATCTTCATCAACATAGCCGTACTTACGCAAGAGCTCACTAGCATCTATATCATCACCTTCAAGTGTACGATAAAGAGCATATGCTAGTTCAGCTGCTTCATCGATTTTATCAAGCGATTTAGTCAAAAGAATATCGAAAACTCTATCAGAAGTCATTGATAGCTTCCACCAGGTTCTTGAGCTTATTAGTGATGAAGTAGTTAAAGAGCTTACTGCGATCCTTGTTGCCTTGACGCTCGTACTCGGCCATAATGGAAGATTCGAGAGTCTTAGGAATAGAATCGAAGTCCACCAGTTGCTGATTACGCTTGTAGTTACGAAGCATATCTTGAGTGCAGAACTGTTCGGGCTCAGCCTTGAGCCAGCCTTCCAGCTTCTTAGCAGAGATAGGCTTTTGGCGAGTACCATTGACCAGACTATCGTCAGAGCTCAGGAAGTTAGGAACACCGTCACCAATATCACCACGAATGATGTGTTCCTTGAGATAAGCATCGGGATTCTTACAGGTAATGAACTTCTTGAGAACCGGCGAGAACTGCTTCACATTAGCATAGCGTTGAAGTTGCTGAAAGTCCTTATCGCCAGAGAGAATCAGAACCTTCTCGAAGTCGTTCGTACGATTCTTGACCAGAGTAGCGATGACGTCGTCAGCCTCGGCGCCTTCGACTTGAATGACTCGATAAGGAAAGACTTCCTTGAGTTCGTCACGGATCTTGTTGAGCGACTCGAAGATCAGAGTCCAGTTAAGCTCAGAGGCTTCGCGATCACGACGACGATTGGCCTTGTAGTAGGAAAAGACATCACGGCGCCAAGAACGAGGAGCATCGGCAGCGATGATGAACTCACCATATTCTGCCGAGAACTTTACCTTATTGGCACGAATGGAATTGAGGACCATGTGGCGTAGAAGATTTTCGTCTACCTCGGCGTTGGTATGGTTACCCAACTGCGCCATTAGCGTCGCAATCATAACTTGCGACAAATCGATAATAATCATAGTGTAGTTTCCAAAGTTGAATTCATAATATGATTATATATGGTTCTGAATTAATGTACACAGCTATTCGTCATTAAGTTCGTCGCCATAGATCATATCATCCTCTTCATAGTTAATGTTATTTTCGGCATAAGACTGAAGGGCATGATATTCTCCCTTGGTCTTCATTAACAGAGACTTCACGGCCTCGACCACGAGAATACAGTCCTTGATATGCTCGTTGTCACTGACATCAAATCCATGAAGAACGGCCCGTGCGAAGACAGTAGAGGATAGTTCTACCGATGACATATCAAAGAACATCTCTCTGATTCTACGAACAGACTCTTCAAGTTCTTCTTCTGTCCTCGGTACGTCTATGTGTGTATTTTTCTTTGGAAAGTTAACAACATTTGTCATTATATCGCCCTGATTAAGATGGTGTCTTCGTTGATTCTGCCATTCAGGGGACCTGCAGCAGTCTTAAGTCCAGTAAACATCTTGTTTATGATAGACTTACTACTATTTAGTGTCGTCGGCAGGATTTCTTCTGGCTTACGAAGAGTCTTGGCGATGGATAGCTTTTCATCATAGCCCGTGATACTAGTACCCCTGACAGACAGGCCCTCGGGTCCAGCAGCCACATAGATGCCTAGCTTCTTGTACTTGGTATTGAATACGATGAGTAGCTGAGACTTGATGATTCGAGTCGGATCGATAGAAGCGATCTTATAGCTGCTACTCTCCTTGAGGTACTTCATCTTAGAAGTCAGTTGAGTAGCAGACTTTTCTTTGGGCTTACGCGTCTTACGTGTAGCCTTCTTGATCTGAGCAATGGATTCGGCATCAGAGATGATGCTCTCGATGAACTCAAGATACTTCTTGAGATTCGACTTAGTCAACTTAGCATAGCCTTCTTTGATCTGAACATCCTTACCAGATATAGCTAGCTTAAGCTCTTCCCTTAGGGGCTGGTAGAACGAGGCAATCTTCTGAGCATGCACAGCCTTGACATCGTTCTTCTTCATGTAGTCATAGGCCTTGAAGTCGGAGATATAGCCACCCATAAAGAACTTATCGACTTCTTCCTCAATATCTCCGATAATACCCATAGTCCTTTCTCTGACGCGAGTAGCGATAGAGATGACTTGAGCTGATTCCTTTTCCTTTGGCTTATTAGCCGGAGCATACTTCAGAGTCTCAGCGATCTTAGCGTGCGCCCAGTCGATGCTATCTTGAGGAATAGTAACTCCGTTGTTGACCATACGAGCGATATATCCAGCAGTCGTGCTGGTTCTATGTTCGGCAACACTCTTATAAGCCGAGAGTTGTTGAGCGCTGTACTTTCCTGAGTTCTTCATGAACTCAATAATCCAAGGAATGAGCTGCTTGATCGAGCACGAGTAGTTATACCAGTTATAAGCCCTGCTTATATCTGCTCGAGTCTTGATGCTCTCTGGAGTCGGTTCCGGACCCATGAACTTGTCGATGCCAGCTAACAGCTTGGCTCTGCGTTCGGCCTTCTTATCTTCCTTGGTCTTCTTGGGCTTAATCATTTCGATATAATCTTGCTACCTTCGAATGAGAATTTGAAATCGTAGATCTTACACTCGGTATCTTTAGTTATAGCTCGCGAGACTTCTTCACGGTTTTCTTGATTGACATAAAACAGAAAGAAGCCACCCCCACCAGCGCCAAGCAACTTACCACCAATAGCGCCGGCTTCATATGCTTTTTCATAGATGCTGTCAAAGTATGATTCTGAGATTTCTTTGACGAGGGACTTTTTGTCCATCCAGGCGTCATGAAGGAGTCGTCCGAAATCGTCGTATTGTCTAGACTTAAGCAGTCTTCTTCCCTCAAAGGCTTTATCTCTTCCACGCTTGATGAGGTTAAACTTGTCGGCGTGCACGACCGATGCTTGTTGCTTTTGGAGTATAGCGTTTGCACTACGGCCGCGACCAGAATAAACAAGAAGCAGATTGCTAGCAAGCTCTGAGTGATCAATATCGTCGATTGATTCAACATTTACGCTTCCATCACAGTTAAAGTTAAACATATTGAAGCCACCAAAAGCAGCCGCGTATTGATCTTGCTTACCAACAGGATAACCACAACGAATCATTTCTATTTCGCATGCGGCTTCTGCCAGATCTTTCTTAGACATCTTCTTATTCTGCATCTTGGCGATCGCTTTGATCAAACCAACCGTGAACGAAGATGATGAGCCTAGTCCTGATCCTCTAGACAATATATCACTAATTGAAGCTAATGTCAACTCTTTTGTTAGACCAAAGTGTTTTAGTGTTTCTTTAGTGATAAGATGCTCCATCTCATCGATATCTGGTACGACCTCGATGGTATCATACATGGCCTTGATGCCGATGTTAGCAGTCTCGTGTACACACACATGTACCGACTTATCTATAGTAGCAGAAAGAGAAGCGCCTGGCTCTCGTGCATAGAAAGCCGGAAGATCCGATCCACCAGAGAAAAAGCAGATACGAAGGGGAGTCTTTGACATGATCATGATTGTTCGTATACCTTATTAATGATGACCCATGCTTTATGAGCAGCATAAAGATCTGCGGCTGGTCTTCGATCTAGCTCAATATCTTCTAAAAATTCTTCCATCTCGAGGTTCCAAGATCTATCCTCGAACGGCCATTCCCATGAAGTAGTGTTTGGAGGCCCCATTTCTGGTCGGACTTCATAGTGTGTAAGCTTCTCTACTCCATAGCTTCCACCAAGGCCATCGATCTGCAGCTTACCCTTCTTACCATAGATTTCGAAGCAGAAAGCGTTCTTCCATTCTGTACATGACACTGTCAATGTAGCAAACTTCTTATCTATGGTCTTAAGAATCATAGTAGCATTGTCATCGAGATGCTGATCCCAATATTGAGTCGATGCAAATCCACCGACCTCTGAGAAAGCACCAAAGAACCAATTAGCCAGATCTATAGTATGTATACCCTGTTCTACTAGCTCTCCACCAGCAGCCAATCTGGGATCAGCTCTCCATTCTCTATCATATCCAATTCTACCGCCATGGCCGTACTTAGATCTAATGAACATAAGGTCGCCAATGACTCCAGAATTAACCATTTGCTTAGCTTTCTGCAAAGCAGGATGATATCTATGATTGAAGCCGACTCTGACCTTGACGTTGTGCTTTTCTGATAATTTTATAAGCTCATGAATCTCATCGATATTTCTGGCTGCGGGCTTCTCTACTAGAACATGCTTACCATTTTCAATAGCAACTTTAGTAATTGGATGCAGCCATTCATGCGTGGTAGCCACGATCACAATATCAATATTATCGCTCTTTACAATCTCTTGCCAAGAGCCAAATACTTTAGCACCTGTAGCTTCTGCAATAATATCAGAATTTACTCTGTTAATATCATATACGGCAACCAGATTAGCTCCGGCTAGCTGCTTAGATCTCTTTTGACCTACTAAACCACAACCAATTATACCGACGTTCATAGCATAGATTCCTTATCAATTCTTCTCAGAGTATACATGTTATCTTTTAGCTTTTTATCTTTAAGACTCTGCCAGTCATCCCATACGGCTGAGATTAATCTTCCCGTAATATGATTAGAATCTTCTGAGGCTAGAAACGCAATCAATTCGGCAGCGTTCTCGATAGAGTCTCCACCATTTATCTTTTGTTCTACC